CGCTGAGCGGCAAGGGTGAGATCCCCTCCGATCTCCTGCGGATATGCCGCCGCGTTGAGCCGACCGAACACCCAGCCAAACACGTATGCTTCTCTGTTTGTCATCAGCAACCGACCTCCTTGAAATAACGGTATTCCATTTCGTCATAAACATTGACCTTGGTCTCAACCTTGCTGTCAGGATACTGGGAGGCATAACGAGCGGCACAATCCTCGGCTCCCTTCTTGTCGTCCATATAAGCACCCATCATCCAGCCGTCTTTGCAAACGCAATATTCATAGTGTTTCATGACTTTACCTCCTATATTGTTCCTTTTACTTTTTATGACTTAATATCATAAAATATGATATTGTCAATACATATTTTGAAAAATATTTGCCGCCCCGCAGTTGCAGGAGACGGGGGAGGAATCAGAAAGAAGGTGCGCATGATGGCCGTTAAAATTCAGATCAAGGATATGGCCGCGCTGAAAAAGAAGCTGCGGGCGATGGAGAAGGCCCCGCAGAAGGTCGTGAACGGCGTCATGGGCGACATCCGCAAGCGGGCGCCGTCATGGGTAGCCACAGAAGTGGCACAGACATACGGAGTAAAGAAGGCAGAGATTACCGGCCAGAAGATCGGCACAGTCAAGGTCAGAGGGGCAAGCCTGGAGGATGTGCAGATCGTCTACACGGGCCGGGTGCTGACCCCCACGCACTTCTCCATGTCACCGACAGCTCCCAAAGAGGGGAGCTATACCCTAAAGGCCACCGTCATCAAAGGCCAGCGCACCGCCATGGGCAAGGTCAAGAAGCTGACCAAGAAGCAGAGGGCCGCCCTAGGTAAGAACTTCCGAGGCGAGGGTACACGCTCCAGCGATCATTCCCCCATCATGCTCATGCACACGGGAGCTGGTTCATCGGACAAAACCCAGTACATTCCATTCCAGCGCAAGAGTAAGAACAGGAGTGACGTGCAGGCTATCAAGACCATCTCCTTGCCTCAGATGGTCAGCAGCGAGAGGACAATGCCGGGTATCCAGAAGGTCATCGACGAGAACCTGGAGAAGCGGCTGGATCACTACATGGACAGGTATATGGGTTCATGATATGGGCGGGCAGCCATTGGGGCTACTGGGTGCGTTACCCTACCGGCATTTATGGCTTGGCAGAAAGCACCCGCGAGTTCCGGCAGGACATGGGGACCCTTGAAACGGCCTTTGACCGGGCCGGATTCTCAGCCGATACCGCGACCGAGACTTGGAAGGGCCTCTATTCTGTGTTCGGTGAGGATGACCGGGCTGTTGAGGCGGCAAACAACATTGCCCGCATGGCAGACAGCCAGGAAGAACTTGACGAATGGGTGCGCATCACGACCGGCGTGTGGGGCACCTACCAGGACGCTCTCCCGGTGGAAAGCCTGGCTGAGACTGCGGCGGAGACAGCAAAGGTGGGCAAAGTTACTGGAACATTCGCGGACGCCTTGAACTGGAACAGCGAGGCTGCCGAGATGCTGGCCGGGTACATGAACGATGAGGTGGTCACGGCGGAGGATGCCTTCAACGTGGCCCTGTCTGAGTGTTCCGACGAGGCGGAACGGCAGGCTCTTATCACCGACACCTTGACTGTCCTTTACGGAGAGGCCGCCGACAAGTACGAGGAGACGGCGGGCACCCTCATGGATGCCAACGCAGCCAACGCTGACTACACCCAAACGCTGGCCGAAATGGGAGAGCGAATAGAGCCGGTCACCACGGCGGTGCAGCAGGGCTTCACCAAGATTTTGAACAAAATTATGGAGCTCATTGGCGAGACCGACTTCACAGCCATTGCCGAGCAGGTCGGTGAGTTGACCGATGATGTCATAACCCTGGCCGAGGATGGCATCGGGTGGCTCAAGGACAACATGGATTGGCTGATCCCTGTCGTGGGAGGATTGACCGCCGCATTTGTGGCTTACAAGACAATTTCCCTGGGGGTGGCCGCTGCGGAGGCAATCAAAACAGCTGTTCTTGCGACCGGGTCGACTGTCGTAAACGCCGCCACGATAGCAACGTGGGCCCTGAACGGGGCTATCGCTTTCCTGACCTCTCCAATCACCATCGCCGTGGCTGCAATTGCTGCAATAACCGCTGCAGTGATCTGGCTTTACAACAACTGGGACACGGCCAAAGAGCACCTGATCGCCTTCGGGAACAAGGTGAGCGAGATATGGAACAGCATTGCCGGATGGATAACCGGGGCCATTGAAACGATCAGCCAGTATTTCCCGATCTTCGGGGCATTCTTGGATGGCGTATGGCAGAGCATCCAGGACGTGGTCGGGAACATCAAGGCCATTTTCGGCGGAGTAATTGACTTTATCAGCAACATCTTTGCCGGAAACTGGGGGGCCGCGTGGCAGAATATCGTGGACATCTTTGGGAACATTTTCGGCATGATTATGAATATCGCAAAGGCCCCGATTAACGGCGTGATTTCCATTGTGAATAAGGCCATTAACGCAATCAATTCCATTGGATTTGATGTGCCAGACTGGGTTCCGCTTATCGGCGGCAAGGGATTCCATATCAACATCCCGAACATCCCGCTTCTTGCTACCGGCGGCTTCACCAATGGCCCGTCCATCGCGGGCGAGGCTGGAACCGAGGCAGTTATCAGCTTTGACCCGGCCTATCGGGCGCAGAACTTGGCATACTGGGCCAAGGCTGGTCGCATGCTTGGTGCGGACGAGGACGGGACATCGTTCAGCTTGTCCGGCGGAAGCTCCGGTGGGGACGTGAACCTGGGCGGCGTGACCTTCGCGCCCAATATCACAGTTACCGGGCAGGCCGACAAGGAGAGCATCATGGATGCCATCGAGGCCGAATATCCGGAATTTATCGACATGCTGGAAGCGTGGTTCGCAGGAAGGGGGAAGCCGGTCTATGGCTAGTATTCACACTACCGTTGAAGGCGACACCTTCGACGGCCTGGCGCTGGCGTATTTCGACGATGAGAAGCAGGCCAGCGCCATCATCCAGGCCAACCCCGACCATTGCGGCACGCTGGTCTTCGGGGCCGGGGTTGAGCTATATATCCCGGACGAGGCAGCTATAACACCACCTGAGACCCTGCCACCCTGGAGGCGTGAGACATGATAAGGATTACCTATAAAGGTGTGGACATCACTGAGAGCGTATCCATCAACCGCTGCTACCACGACATGTATGCCGCCGGTCGGGCTGATACTCTCAACCTGCGTGTGAATGATGTGGATAACTTGTGGGATAAGTGGACACCCGCCGTCGGGGACGAGCTCAAGGTGGACTATGGCACCATCGGCACCGGAACCATGTTTCTTGCGTCTGCGACGCCGCGCAACGGGACATATGACCTGTGCGCGTGGTCGGCCCCTGCATCCGGTTACGAGGTGCAGAACAAAGCGTGGAAGCAGGTTCGCTTATCTCAGATAGGGGCGGAAATCGCCGCCAATAACGGCCTGTCCTTCGCCTCCTACGGGGTGGATGACAGGCTGTATCCCTATCTGCTCCAGTCCGGGGTGAGCGACTTCGCGTTTCTCAACCGGATCTGCACTTTGGAGGGCTGTGCCTTCCTGGTGTACGACAAGAAGCTGGTCGTGTACTCCGAGCCATACATGGAGGCAGCGGCTCCGTCTGAGGTGCTGACCGTGACCGTGGACGGCGATTATGAGTACACCGACCGGCGGGCGGAGCTGTATGGCTCCTGCATCATCACCGGAGGCGAATACTCCGGCGAGTTCGACGCGGGCAATGGCGTTGGGCGCGTCCTGCGGCCAGAGACACCCCCGAACATATCGAGCAATGCGGAGGCCGCCCGGTATGCGAAAAGCCTGCTGAGGGCCGCAAATAAGGGCTGCTGCGCCGGGTATGTGCGGTCTCGCATTCTGCCCGGCTATGCGGCGGCCTCTACTGTTACTCTGGAGAACAGCCGGGCCCCCTCCTGGGACGGGGCGGTGTTCCTGGAGCATGTACGGAACGACTACGGGGCCGGGAAAAGTAAAATCTTTTTCCGCCGCCCACTGGAGGGGTATTGATGATCAACAAGGGCTATGTATCCGACATCAAGGAGGCTGGGAGAAAGGCTGCTGTGGTGCCAGCCTTCGAGGGAACGAGCGTCAGCGTTGAACTTGTGGTGCCCTTCTTCTTGTGGGAGTGCCTGGAAGTCAAAATGCCGGTTGTGTATGCCGTGTTCCCGGATAATACCGGGGTTGTTCTGGCCCGGATGGATGGGGAGTGGAATCACAAGCTCTATGATGGACTGGAACTAGCCACGGGTGATATGAGCATCCCAGGCGGAGACCTGAAAACTGGAGCGGTGCCGAGCTACAACGGGCACACCCATAGCGGCGTCGAGGCTGGCCCAGGGGTCACCAATGGGCCGCAGTAAGGGGGAGCATATCACATGACATTCATTGCAAGGTGGGGGCCGAAGGGGTTCCTGACTTCCCCCACGAAAATCGTCCCATTCAATGGGTTTTCCACATCGTTGGCCCTGAAAGCGGACAGCGAGAACGACACCAGCGGCACAAACCCGACCAATACGCGGGGGCGGGAGTTGCGCCCCATCTCCTTCGAGACCACCTATTTTTCCGCTGCGGGGGTAGACCCCAGGGCGCAGGTGGAGGAGTGGGAATCCCTGTTGGGGCAGTCCCACCCGCTGTATATCGGCGAAAAGCGGTTCGGGCCTGCCAAGATGAAGCTGACGGCAGTCTCCACCTCAGAAGTGCAGATGACGGCGACTGGCAAGTGGATTTCCTGCAAGGTTGCCATGACGCTGGAGGAGTATTCCGAAGGCAAGACATCGGCTCTGGTGGATTCCAAGGGCAACAAAGCCGCCGCGCCCAGCAATCCCACAAGCGGCGGTGGCTCAGCGCGCGCCCAAAAGGCCACATCCAACTACAAGGCCACCATAGCGGCCAAGAAGGCGGCCATGGATGCCACAGCCTCCAAGTCAGACAAGGCGCAGAAAAAGGTAAGCAACTGGGCAAGGCAAAAAAACGATGGATAAAGGGGGCGACGGAACTATGAGAGCAAACGGGAACGGAGCCCCGAACGTGTGCGCGTCGAATCTGCTGCGGCTCATCCGTGGAGAAGTCCCCTATGAGCGCATAAAGGGGCTTGACCCGCGCATGATTGACAAGCCAATCACAACGGCTGAACCAGAGATCCAGCAGGACGCCGAGTGGCTGCTGGAGACCTACGAGCCCCGCGTCACAATGGACGGTATATCCGTCGCGCAGAATGACACCGGCGGCGGCTACGTCGTGGCGGCAGATGTCACAGAAAACACATAGGAGGTGGGCCGGATTGGCAGATTTTAATTTTGTGGAGACCGACAGCGCCAAGCTCTACACCGCGATCATCGGCTCCCTGATGGATGAGTGCAGAGAAGCGTTGTACCCCGGCGACGAGCGGCGCATCTTTGGCGAGGCCTTGGTGGCGGTGTTCGTGGCCTTATACAACGAGTTCAACGACAAGATGAGACAGCGCACCTTGCAGTATGCCAGGGGCGAGGTTCTGGACGCCCTGGGGGCACGCTACGGCGTGGAACGGGCGGCGCCGGCCAGCGCATCGGCGACCTTCCGCTTTACCGCGTCGGCGGCCCAGGCGGAGAACATCATCATCCCGGCGGGCACCCGCATCACAACGGATGGGAGTGTGTATTTCGCCACGCAGGAAACCGCCGTCCTGCCAGTAGGGGCGCAGACCGTGGACGTGCTTGGGGTGTGTACCGCCGGCGGCTCCGCTTACAACGGGTTCGCCATTGGAACCATCAAGACACTGGTTGACCTGATCCCCTATATCTCGGGGGCGTCCAACACGACCACCAGCACCGGCGGCGACGATGGCGAGCCATACACCGAGGAGGGCGACGACCGGCTGCGGGAACGCATACGGTTGGCTCCGTCCACACTGTCCACCGCTGGCCCGGAGAGCGGGTACAGATACCACACCATGACCGCCGACCCCGATATCGTGGACGTTGCCATTGACTGCCCAGAGGATGAGCCGAACACGGTCAACATCTACCCCCTGATGAGGGGCGGGGAGATCCCTGACGGTGACACGCTGGAAAAGGTGCAGGCGGCTATGGCCGACGACGTGCGTCCCATGACGGACAAGGTGCAGGTTATGGCCCCGCAGCAGGTGGAATACACCATCAATATCAAGTATTATTGCACCAAGGATGACGAGGCCGCCACCATCGAGACAATCGAGGGAGACGGCGGGGCAATCGACCAATATATTGCTTGGCAAGCGGCGGCGCTGGCGCGGGACATCAACCCTGACCAGCTCCGCCGTTTTGTGTTGGCTCCGGCCAGCGGCACCGGGGCCCTCCGGCTGGAGGTCACGAGCCCTACCTTCCAGGAGCTCACGAAGGCCCAGGTAGCGAAGCTGTCCGGTGTCCCGACGGTGTCCCATGAGGTGGTTACATGAACGAGATGAAACTGAGCACGCTTGAATTTATCCGGCTGCTACCCCAGTTCATGAGAGAGGACGGGGCGGTCAAGGGCCTGTCCGCCGCCATGGACGAGATTGTGCCTGAGCTGGCGCAGAGCACTGCCACCCTGTCCACGTGGGATCACATCGACGAGCTGAGCGAGGACGAGCTGGACGCCCTGGCCTGGGAACTCAATATCCTGTGGTATGACACCGGCGCGTCACTGGATACCAAGCGGGCCCTGATTAAGGACAGCGACCTGGTCTATAAGCGCCTGGGCACGAAGTGGGCGGTTGAGAACGTCATCAATAGCTATTTCGGAGAGGGATATATAACCGAGTGGTTCGAGTATGACGGCCAGCCAGGACGCTTCCGGGTGTACACCAGCAACCCGTCACTGTCCAATGAGAAACTGACCGAGTTCCTGAACCTGCTGAATAAGGTCAAGCGGGCCTCTGCAAAGCTGGACGGTATCTACATCACCCTGACCGGGCAAATGCCGCTGTGCGCTGGCGTTGCCTATCGGGAGTATGGTGCCGAACAGTACGCCATCGGGGCGACATTGTAAAGAGAGGGAGGATACCATGGCAAAGTTCCAGAACAACGCAATTACAGACAACGGGCGGGCCCTCCTGTCTCATGTGCAGATGGGGGCCGTATTCACGCCGACAAAAATCGTACTCGGCTCCGGCTATATCCCGCCCGGCAAGACGGCCAGGACGATGACGGAGGTTGCTTCTCCGGTGAAGGAGCTTCCGATCACCAAGAAGCAGCGGACAAACGACGCAAAGGCCATTTTCGGCGGGGTGTACTCAAACCAGGACATCACGCAGGATTGGTACTTCCGCGAACTGGCCCTGTACGCCAAGGCGGTTTACCCGGAAGGCCAGGAGATCGCGGAGGTGCTGTACTCCTACGGAAATGCCGGAGACCAGGCGGATCTCATGCCCTCCTACGCATCCGGACAGCCGGTAGAGCGGCAGATGGATCTTGTGGTCTATGTGGGCAACGACACAAAGATAGACCTGACCATCCAGAGTGGCGTATACATGACCCGCCCAGAAACAATCGAGCTGATCGAGGAATACTTGGCGGACATTGACCTGAGCATTACCGACATTACAACGCAAAAAAAATATAAATGGGGCATTGACAACGGGATTGCCTACTTAGAAGAAGTTGAATGAGGTGATACAAATGGCAAAAGGCGAAAAATTGCCGGTAGTAATGGCCTCACAGGTAGGCCAGCCGAGCGGGGTTGCCGGACTGGATGAGAGCGGCAAGGTGCCTCATGCTCAACTCCCCGCCATGGGCTACATCCCCACTACGGAGAAGGGCCAGCCGGGCGGCGTGGCGACGCTGGGGCCCGATGGCAAGGTGCCAGGTGAGCAGCTCCCTGACATAGGTGGATTCTATGAGGTGGAGGAGGCGGTGCCTCCGGCCTCCCGGAAGGCAAATACGCTCTATGGCCTGATTCTGGCGGATTATACAGGAACAGGAGGTGAGGGGTAATGGCACAGGTCTATGTCTGGGGAAAATACAACTTGAATGTCAAATATGAGGAAGATCACTCTGCGCATGCCCCTAAACAAGGAGATATCAATAATTTTTGGGTTGGTAAGAGCTATTCCTTTAGCGCTGTAAATGGGAAATATACCCTCAATAACGCACTTGAAATGAGTAGGGAGAATGACGCAGCTCAATACCCATATGCCATTGATGGAGCCATGGCCGGAGACGGTGTGTATTACGCGGAAGAAGCGTACGGAATTAACAAAACAGCAGGCTGGATTTCGAGCTCTGGTAAGTTGGCGTATAGAATACCTGATACACTCTCTGGGAAAATCTTTTATCCAGTCTATTATGGTGTCAAGACCATAAAAGAGAAGGGCGTGTACATTGAAGATGTGACCAGTGAATCCGAAAATACCTATCCAAAAGACGGAATTAGTGGAAACTACTATTATGTATTTAAGTATGCAGTTCCCGGTGTGCCGTCCATCACAGTTCCAGGTGCCGCCATGATTGGCCATGCGGTCGATATTTCCTGGGAGGCCGCAGACAGCGCGGAAAGCTACAAACTGGAGCGCAGGGTGGATTCCGGAGGCTGGACGCAGGTTTACGCAGGAGACGACCTGACCTATACCGACACGGTGCAATCCGGTTGGACAAGCGTGCAATATCGTATCTCCGCCGGTATCTCCGGTGTATACGGCGGCCTCACTGTGTCCAATGTGGTGAGTATTATCCCTGTATCCTCCCTCGTTATCTCCGGCACTGACGGTAATCTTGGCACCGCCAAGGCACCAGTGACGTATTCTGTAACCAGCGATACGGACAGCCCCATCACAGTGACAGAGATAATCAACGGCCATGAGCGCACGCTAACACCTACCAGCGGCCAACTGATCACCATACCCGTGTCCATGCTCGACCCCGGTGCAGGGGCGATCACCATCAAGGCCAGCGTGCAGGCGGCCAGCGGCGCGGTGAATCAGACCCGGAACTGGACATACACCAAGACGCCCCTGGCGCTGCCTGTTGACCCGTACCGGGTGGAGCGGATGCAGGGTAAGGAGTGCGACATCTTTCCGCAGACGCTGGCCGAAGCGGTATTTATGCCGGATGGTAGCAGCGTTGCAGGGCCTGTGATTGGACGGAATGTGAT